TCAACCCCAGTAATTTCACCGATAACCTTTGATGCGTTGATGCGATCCGAATGCTTTGCGCCATCGTCTAATAGCACTTTGGTGAGCGAATCTACCACCAAAGCCCTTAAATTAGTAGCTCCAAAATATTCCATCCTATCCAAAGCCATCTGTATGCGATCCATCTCAAGTGAGACATTAGCTTGTTTTGACAATTTATGAGCATTCACCGAAATAGCTCTATCATTCATCTTGGACTTGTAGACCTTCTTGTAGGCTTTGGTCTTACTCTGTTTATTGATCACTATCTCTTTTACAAAGGCTTTTTGTTTTTGTGTTAAGTTTCCCTTGGTGTTTAGTACTCTTTCTAATGGTATCTCACCTAGACCTTGTTTTATCTCTTCTTTGCTAAGCATAAATAAACCCTTTCGCCTTTGGCTCATGTGTGCCCCGAATTATAAGAGAACAAACAGAGAAAATCCAAAAAATCTACTATATTTTAACCAGGTAAGCAAATAGCGTTATTTATTGCAATTATGTGTAACACATTTTGCTGCATAGGGTTTGCACCTAGAAAATAATTGTTGAAATTGTCAACTTAACACCAATGTGTAGCGTTGTGTAGATAATTGCAAATAATTGCAATATATTAAAGGAGTAAATCAAATGAATGTAACTGCAACAATGAATGGATGGGAGATCGGTTTTGGATGTGGCGATTCCGCACAATATGCGATAGAAGACTGCATCAATAGCATTGAGCCAATGTATCTTGACGATGGTGTTATTGGAGATATTGAATTGATTTTCTCTGATGTTGGAAGCTCTACTTACCCAAAATACTCAATGCTTAAAGAATTTTATTACAGAGAGAGAGAGTATTTCTAAAACCATGCCTAAAGCCTTTCGAGGCTTTGGGGATTGTTTTCACAATCCATCAAACTAAAGGAAATTAAACCAATGAACACACAAAAATTTTTAGAGTATTGCGAATCGTTTTACTTGCATGATAGTGGAATCTATCCAATTGCAACGCATGGGCAAATTTTGAGAGCAGTTTATATCATGGTCAAACATCCAGAATATTGTGGAGACTCTGTGGATCGTGAAAGAGTAAGAGCCCTAATTGAGGCGCATCAACTAATTGAGGAGTGCATTCAAAATGCTTAACTTCATTATTTACATTCTAGCAATTGCTTGTTTTATTACTTGCGTTTTATTCACTCTAAACGGCTTTTTGCTTTTTGGGATTGTTTTCCTAGGACTTGGCATTTTAGGGTTTTGCTCAGTACTTGAAGAGGAGCTTTTTAGATGAAATACTTAACCGCTTTTCCTGATTATCCCGAACCACTACCCGAAATTGAGGGCTTTAAAGATATCTCATTTAAAGATGATATATGCCCTTCATTGGGCAAAGAAATAGAACCCGATATCTATTTAACTCTTTTTTGTGACTATCCCGATTCGAAGATGCGCGAATGTGGGGGTTTTAGATACAAATTATTTATCCAAGATATTGGGCGAGATGATTTTCTATGTGTCACCGATAATTTGGAAGAAATGAAATACTTTATTTATGGATATTTGAAAGGAATTGAAAAATGTACCAATCCATGACCTACCGACCCAATTATGAAGAACTAGCTAAAAGAATGGCTAAAGATTCTTCAAACTTTGCCCACTATTTGGGCGAACTGTACATTGTCTCCGATCCTAAAAACAGAACAAAAATTAAAGAGGTTTTTTGGGAAAACTTCCACAGATTTATGAACGAAGAAGAGCGAATCAAATTTTCATTTAATGGAGCTTAACAAATGTCACACATATTTTTAAACACACCCGAAGACTGCCAATGGCTTAGATCTACCCATCTTGGAGGGCAAGATCTTAAATTTGAATCTTTTGTTCTTTATGGAAATGAAGACTGCCCCACAAAAGTAGAGCTTTATTTTACGCAAGACCCCCTTTATACCGATGAACCCCACACAATTAACTTTTTATAAAGGAAAAATCATGATTGCAATTCAAACTAAATTTTTACCATGCACCAATACCAAAGGAGCAAGGGTTAAGGCTTGGGCTTGTGGTAGAACTTGGAGTGTAACCATACCCTATGACTACTCAGGAAGTAACGAAACGGCACATTACAGAGCCGTTCAAGCATTCATTGAAAAGCATAAGCTCGAATGGGACTTAACCAACATGCGATTTGGAGACGTTGAGAATGGGTACGTTTTTTGTTTCCAAAATTCTATTGTGCGTGAATCATTATGAAAGAACTATTTTTAAATAAAAAGGGGCAACCCTTTTTCATCCATCAAGGGATTGAGATCACCAACCCCACAATCTCAACTTGTGGGAGGTTTTCTGTACCACTTGAGGATTATGGTTTCGAGGTTTGGTCAACTGGTGGAGGATGTACCGCCCATGTTCAAGAGTTTTTACTTGATGGCAAAACCATACTCATGCTCTTGACCAATGACAATTTGAGCCACGTTGAAATTGATAGCCCTCTTATAACTGGAGGGCTTTTTGATGAAAACATGGACGAATGCTTTTTAAACTTAACTTTTGAGAGGGCTTAATCATGGACGAACGTACAAAATTTATCAGAGACGAAAGAGAATTAGACGAACTGGCGCAAAATGCGTTAGACGATGCGGTTTTCACAATTCAACAACGCCTTGGGATTGAATCAGGAGATTTTGCAAGCCACTTTTTTAGTGATGGAGAAGTGCAACAAAAACTTTTTGAATATGCCAAAGAAGAATACTACAACCGACAAGAAAAGTAAAAGATCAATAATTTTTGATTGACTCACGCTTACAAATCGGCAACAAATCAATTGCAGCCGAGGCGTAGCCACGCCTGGCGTCAATCCAAAAAAATCGAGAAAAATATTTTATAAAAATTGTCAACTTATTTGATTGACTCACGTTTAATAATTGCAGATAATTGCAAATTCTTACAAAGGAAAACACACAATGAACATCCCCGAAAGCATTCTTATAAACCTTGGGTTTAAATTTGAGCGAGCAAAAACGATGATTGACTCACGCTCAATAGCATACGATATCCGATCAATTCTTGAAAGCCTCACGCTTGAAGACCAAGCCGATGCTAGAAGATTGATTGACATTGGAAGAAGGGAGGCACAATCATGCTAATTTTTAAAGCCAATTATGAGTCACGGCATTTTGATTTTGAAACGCTTGCACTTACCGAAAAGGACGCTTTAAAACAAATGAAAAACACCCTTAGAGCGCATTCTAGGCAGTATGGTATACCTGATAACTCTTGGTGGAATCAAGACGATATAGGCATCATACCAATGGAATTGGGTAAGTATTATCGTGATGGGTCAGAGATCAAAGGAAAAACAAAATGAAAAACTTTTGCATAACCGCCAAGGAAACAATTTACTATACAAAATTCGTTGAGTGCGAAGACGAAGAATCGTTAAAAAAATACATTCAAAATGGAGATGTACTTTTCGACAATGAAGACATAACAGACGGAGAAGATTTTGAATTGTGCGACATTGAAGAAATGAGCGCTCTTAACTCTTGAGAAAAACTAAAGGAAATTTAAAATGATACTCAACATTGGCGCTATCAGAAAATGCTTAGAACTCTATAAATATCACCTTTGCCATTGCAAAGACGAAGACGATGTTTATGGAGATGAAAACTACAGAGAGGCTACCCGTACCCTCAAAGAAATAGAGCTTATGCTCATTGAAAAGGTCAAAGAAACCCACACAACAGAACAATTAAAAGCTCGAATTAAAGACATAAAAATAGCCGAAATTCGAGAAAAAATAAAGGCAAGCACGTTTGAAGATGTGATGGGTCAATTATTGGAAGAGGGATTCTTCCCCCTTGAACAAGAATGTGAAACCTACATGAGCGAACAAGTAGGCATGGCTGATTTAGTTATTTTGCCTTGATCACCCTAGTTAACTCTTGAGAAAACTTAAACAGACCCATCCTTTGGTGAAAATCGTTACCATCCTCACCAAGGATCGGGCTTATCCAATACGGCAGCCCCGACCTTTTAGCTACGTTTTCCCCAGTCAAACTCTCATCATTATCAGCAACAATAAATCCAGCTTTGTACTTTTGTGTTAGTTTTAATAAATTATTGGCAGAAAAACAAACGTGGATCGTGTATCTTATCTTGACACTTTTTAATGCCAGTCTCACGCTTAAAGCAGTAGCATACCCCTCACAAAATATATGCTCACCCTTGTTGTCAAAAATAAACTCAGCACCGCCCGACTTTTGCCCATACAAAAATTTCTTTGACCCATGCTTATCAATCAATTGCACCCCGACCAAATTGCCATCGATTCGCATTGGAATAACCAACATATGACCATCAGGACTGATCCACACATACCCCGACTCATCTTGAAAACCCTTGGCTTTGAGGTAATCATGCCTAGCGAGCTGAGAATTTTTGATGATAAATGCAGCCTTGTCCCTTGCGAGCCTGGCATCAATGGATTTTTTTTCAGACTCACGCTTAGCCATTGACTCATACTTGATTCGGTCATGGTGAGCCATTGACTCAGGCTTCCACACAGAAACGTCTGAATCTGTTGCATGGTTTTGCACAAAGGCATGAGTACCCAAATACTTGACCGCCCCATTCCTTGACCTAGGCTTATCCTCTGTGGGATATCTTCTCCACATTCCAATCGGAGGAGGGGCATCGATTAAAATCCCATGCGCTCTACAAAAATCAACTAATTCCATTATCTCGCCCTTTTGATAGCTCTGATATACCGCTTGATACCATCGTCAACAAACTTTTTAATCTCTGCATTGGGTATCACCACAGTATCTTGTAATCCTCTAGGCCAAACCCCAAACTTTTCTTTATACACATTCGCCGCACGACCGACCTTCCAACCATTGTATTGAACATAGTATTGCAACATTGACCACCACAATTGTTTGTCCTCTCGGGTCATGCTTGTTGCCAATTCCTCCATCTCGCCTGGAACTGACTCAATCGCATTACGCCTCTCCCTTACATGACCACAGTTTGAACACATATCCATGTAGGCTGGAAAATATGCCTCACACTTTGGACACTTTGCCTCAGTCTTTTCTCTCTCTGTCGGCTCAACCTTGGTCTTTTCCTTTCCATCGTCTAGCTCATGCACGCCATTCTCATAAACCTCTTCCCAATCCTCCCTGAATCGCAAGTAATTCCCTGAGTGATCCAACCATAAGGCAAAGTCCTTGCCGCTACAACCACGCATGACTCGACCCATCTGTTGGATATGAGACGATAAAGACTTAGAGAATGGTCTAGCCGACACGCCTATCATCACATCAGGCACATCAAACCCTTTGGTCAGTATGTCAGTAGCAATCAGACCCACGATCTCTGTATCGGGCTTTGAGAAGTCTTCTATGACATCTGCCTTGAACTTATCGTCATCCTGGTAACTGATATTGATAAAGTTAAAACCCTGTTCCTGAAATGATCGAGCCAAGTCTGTACCATGAGCCACGCCAGAACAAAAGACAATTGTCTTTCTCGGCCTACCAAACACTTCATGGGTTTTTTTGACCCACTCATTCACAATATCACCTGTTATCTTTTTGCCACGCCTTGTGACATCAGCAACAGACCATTCGCCAGCAACTTTCTTTGCCCCAACCATATCAATCTCTTTTGCAATGAACACTCGCAAGGGCACAAGAACCTCTTGATTCACCAAGTCTTTTGTGGTCACAGTTGATACTACATTTTTATAGGTATGAGCCAAACCTTGGGTGAATGGAGTAGCAGTCAGCCCCACCACATGAACCTTGGGATTGTCTTTTATAAACTGGATAGTCTGTTGCCGTGTCTGATGACACTCATCAATAATTAAGAGGTTGAGTCCTGGAAACTCGCCACGCCTTTCTAGGGTCTGAGCCGAGCAGACTTGGATCAATTCCTCTGGACGATACCGCCAATGACCAGATTGCAATACCCCATGATCAATTGAATATTTCTCTAACCTCTGAGAGGTTTGATCACATAAAACAATACGATCTAAGATCATTGCTGCACGATTACCTTTAGCCCGAGTTGCTTCAAGTAATGCTATCGCCATCTCTGTTTTGCCGGCGCCTGTTGGGGCATACAAAATCTGGCACTTATTACCCTCCAAAAATCCTTTTCGGAGCGCATCCAACGTAGCCTCTTGATAAGGCCTTAAATTTAAACCCATTTTGTTTCTCCACTACCAACACTTACGCTTGTTGGCTTAAGCGCTTACCAATCCACAACATACAAGGAACTGCCATTGAATTACCAAGGGCTTTATATCTTAATCCATCAGGAGATTCAGGCTTGCCCCTCCAAGGAATATTTGTGAAATCATCAGGAAACCCCTGTAATCTCTCGCATTCTTTTGGGGTCAAACGCCTGACCGCCATCAAGGGTTGACCATACAAAAGAGTGACATGGTCATAGTCACTGCCTGTATCTATTGTTTTTGCTACATCACCAGTAATTGAACTGTTGTATGCGTCAAAGCCAGTGGGCCGAATCAATACATTCTCTCCGCCATTGTTTCTGCCTTCGGCAAACGCAATGTCTGACACACAAGGGTCTTGCGTACCATGCACAACAAATGTCTGTGCATGATGACTCTG